GCCGTTACCCATAACTGTGCGTGAACGATTAGTCAGTTACGGTAGGAACAGAGGCTCGAAAGCCGTACAAGACAGCATTGATAATTTTCTACAAGGAGAACCTGAAGGCGTATCAACCAGACAACGTGCTTTACCTACCCGCGCTAAAAAAGAGCCGGATGCAATAACAGATGTAGATACAGATGTAGATGTAGATACAGATGTGGATGCAGCAACAGATGCAGATGTAAACGAACTCGTTGAACTACTAAATACAGAAAATAGAAGCTCCGAACAAGAAACTAGGTTTTTAGAATTAGTCGGCAAAGCTAGGGTACAGGCAGGCGCACCCAAAGAAGGGATTGTTCGACGTAAAAGAAGCACTGAGGAAGTACGAAGACAAGCTGAATCTAAACCTGTTGAGGTAGAATCAAAAGAAGAAACAGAGCTAGCTGCACTTCAGGACAGGGTAGACCTAGCTGTAGAAGAAGCTAGAAGCAAAAACGAGAAAAAATCGCCTTCCTTACCTCAAACAAAAGAAGCGCAAGATGTCAGGGAAGCTGTGCAAGACCTGCGAGAAAATGATCCTGATTACGCAGGGTTAGGCTATTCCGCAGCGAAAGATAAATACATAAAAGAACAAGCTGGAATAATCTCAGCAGGTACGCGAACCACGCCAGACGAAAGAGCCAAATACTTAATGAAAGTTAGGGATATGGGGCTGGATGTCAGAATGGCTATGCGCGGGCTAGCACCGCCTATGTTTGGTTCTGGTAACGTAATATACGATGTTGATGCACCCTTAACGAATTCGGTCATGGACAAGGTGAATGCGGGGGATGTACGTGGTGCGCTACAGGAGCTAGCAAAAACAACAAAAGACAAGCGTGCGGCTCGTGTAGCTAGAAAGCTGTTGAATTACGTAGGTACAACGCAGATAGATGTGGTCAATATGCAGCCCATATCAGAGACCACTACGCTGCGTGAAGCTGACAATCTTGCCAGCATGGTAGATACCCTGAAAGAGTATGGGCGAGCACCTCTAGGTTTGTTTGTGCCTTCTGAAAACAGAATACTGTTGAACGCTAGCGGTGGACTTAACGAAGTCACTTTGTTGCATGAAATGACTCATGCGGCTACGTTGAATGAAATAAAGACCAAACCAAACAGCGCCACCGTCAAAGATCTTAACAAGATATACGAAGCTGCAAAGGAGGTGCTGGGGACTGATCCTTATGGCACGACTAACTTAGAAGAGTTTGTTGCAGAAGCGTTTGCTAACCCAGAGTTTCAACGAGAGCTTGCTAGGATCAATGCAAAGGGCGAGCGACTAAGTTTGTTCCAAAGATTCAAAGCACGCATCGCACGGTTCCTTGGGCTTGATAGCTACGACGGAAATACGTTCATTGGTGGCGACAAGTCAGCGCAAGCCGAAGTTAATCGGCTAGTAGATAAGATACTAGCTACTGCACCTGCACGTTCTGGGTTGAACAACGTACCGTCGCTATCCGTCAAAGACGGAGTGCAGCAAGTCGCCAAAGAAATGATGGAAGCTAGCCAGTCTAAACTTTCTGATAAACAACGAAGAGCCAAAATCAAACGTGACTTCCTCGCTGTATTTTCTAAGGAAGACAACCCTCGGCTGAAGAAACTAATGCAAGGGGTCTTGGGTGTTTTACCTAATCAACCTATTTTCATAGAAATAGCCCAAGCTGTTGGCATTTCTGACGCAGATCTCGTAGGTAAAGCGATATTAGAGCAGCGGGGGGCACTGAGCGAATCTGAGGCACGAGTTAAAGCTGCGCTCGACCCTATTGTTAGGTGGTCAACCACAGCGTCAAAAGACACGATGGAAGCGTTTAACAATCTCGTGCATGACAGCACGGTAGATGAGGTAGACCCTTCACTAACACCAAAAGAAGCAGAGAAACGCTACGGTAAACAAAAAGTGGAGGACACTGGGCAGCTAAAAATAGACCGCTATAACGAGCTTCGTGCGGTATACAACAGTGCCACCTTTACTGCTGAAGGCAGAAAAAAGTATGTCGAGTTGCGTGACTTATACGCCAGCATAAACAAGGAGCTACAACAGTCCTTGTTGGGGCGCATAGATGGGTTAAACGTAGATGAGGCTGTAAAAACCAGCCTTAGAAACGACCTTTTTGCTAGGCTCATGGAACTATCAAGTATTGAGCCTTATTTCCCTCTAACACGTAAGGGTAAATACTGGTTGGCAGTACGAAACCCGGCAGACGGTGAGTTCGCTGTTGTTACTTACGAGACAATGGGGGATCGCAGCCAAGCACGAAGTAGGTTTGAGGGAGAAGGGTATAACGTAGAAACCATAGACCCCGACAACATGAAACGGTACACAGGCCAAGATGCGCCTTCTGGATCTTTTGTCGCTCAAGTTCTTAGCGTGTTAAACACAAAAGGCATACCCGATTCTGCAAGGGAACAAGTTGCACGTCTGTACATCGAAGCACTGCCTGAAACGTCTTTTACCAAGTCTCTACTAAAGCGTAAGAAAACACTGGGCTATGACATAGACGCTGTTGAAGCTGCGAGAAGTAAGGCATACGACTTAGCTCGACAGTCCGCAAGAATCCGTAGCAGTGCCAAGATCGAAGCCACCATGAATGCCGTGAACGAAAAGTTCGCAGAAGAAAATGCAGATGCAGGTGACCGTGCTAGAGCCGTTCTCGCGGAAATGCAGAGTCGTGCAGACTTCGCTGTTAACCCACCGGCAGACAGTTTTGCAAAGAATGCAAACCGATTTGCGTTTATGTGGACGATTGGTTTTAACGCATCTTCTGCACTGGTCAACTTATCGCAAATCCCTTTGTTCGCTTACCCCATGCTAGCTGGCACTTACGGTTTCGTTAAAACTGGGGCAGCTATGAAGAACGCAGCTAAGTTGTTTAGTAGTTCTTACGTACCTCATGCGCGAGAAGACTTTTCTAACGACCCACAAGAAGGTAAGAAATTCAGTGAGAAGTACACGATACCTTCGTTGGATAATTACTACACGCGCAGAACTGAAGAAGATGGCACTGTTACGTATTCTGTTCGCACAGACTTGGATATACCTCAAGAAAGAAAAGAAGAGCTAGAGCGCATACGTCCACTGGTGCAACTCGCCGCCAAACGCGGAGAACTAAATACATCCTTCTTGGCAGAAACGCTTAGTGTAGATCAGTCGGGCCGCGAAACTAGCTTCCTAGACAAACTGACTAATGCTTCTGCACTGATGTTCCATACCGCAGAAGTGATGAATCGGCAGACCGCAATGGTCATGGCCTACAACCTTGAACTGGACAAGCTGACTAACGGGAAACCCGAAAATGCTACAGCAGCGCAGCAGCAAGCGGCGGCAGAAGAGGCTTTATACAACACTCAACAAATTAACGGTGGGGCTACACTAGAAACCGGCCCTCGTTATGCTCGTGCAGGTCTTGGACGTATCGCTCTGATGTACAAGGGTTACGGCATTCAGATGTACTACACGATGTTCAAAACAGGTAAGCAGCTAGTACAGAACATGTTTCCGGGGGACAACGCTGAAAGTAGAGCGTTACGTAATCAAGCGTTCAAACAACTTGCAGGTATTCATCTGTCGGCAGTGTTCTTTGCTGGGCTGCAAGGTCTACCGTTGTATGGCGCTGTGTCTATGATCTACGACATGTTCCAAGATGATTACGAAGAAGATGCTGATGAGGCACTGCGTAGTTATCTAGATAACGATGTGTTGTATAAAGGTGTGTTGTCTGAGGTAACAGGACTTGATGTATCTCAGCGCGTCAAACTAACCGATCTATTGTTTGAAGCAGACAAGTTCAACACTGATCCATCTCCAGAAGAATCATTTGGGCACTACTTTGGTGGCCCCGCATGGAGCGTAACTTCTAGAGGTATAGAAGGATTTAACGAAATAATGGACGGTGAGTTTGAAAGAGGTATGGAGTCCATGCTGCCGGGGGCTGTGCGAAACGCCTATAAAGGTCTTATCAGATACCCCAGAGATGAAGGCATTTTAACTCGCCGTGGTGATCCTATATATGACGACATCACAACGGGCGACATACTTACACAGATATTGGGTTTCCCACCTGTAGGATACACACGGCAGATAGAAGAGACTTCTGCTGCTAAAAGCATGGAATCGGCGGCAAGGGACAAGCGTAGTAAGTTGATGAAACGATACTACATCGCTTTGAGATTTGGTGACTCTGAAGAAGCTAGAGAGGTTATGAAAGAGATCGTAGAGTTCAACCGTGAAGACATTATCAAGGTAGACCCCAAACTAGCTATAACGCCTGACACCATAGAACGATCTATGCGTAGGCACCGAACCACTACCGCAAAAATGCACAACGGTGTGCTGCTATCTCCTTACATGAAATCTGCTGTGGAATCAGTTGGGTATCTGTAAAACCCTCCTACCGCAGTGAAGGGGAGCCTACGGTAGGAGGGCAGGAGAGAAGATAAGACCTTTGGAGACCGACCTTATCGGGGCGGATCGTATCATACGAGTCTCCATACGCGAACACCAGAAAGTGGTTTTTCTATCACTACTTTTGCAACAATCTCCCACCCCAACTCTTCCACGCAGATACGCTTAACCTGCTGCAACGCTTTGTTTGTGTTGATGCACGGTATGAATATCGAACTACCTACTACCATAGCGCCCCAATCCACAACGATACGTACCCCATCAGGATTTACGTCATACAGTTTGAGCGTTATATCCGACATCTAATCCACGGCGTCGTATAAATTATCCTCGCCTGCGGCGTTATCTCCAAACAAGTTACAGTTAACAGCTATCACTCTGGTGTTGGGCATCATTGATCCTGCATGGGTGCCTTTACCGAGCCGCATCTGCACACGTTTACCACCCATGTTTTTCATCATACCTTCTACAAACGCACTGTAATCAATTTGGTGTGCAGCGCACCATGACTTCAAAAACTTTGGAACTATGTATGCTCTCTTTGTATCTGTCTCATAACGTGCTATCAGCTTTCCGCGTGGTAATGCGTCAGGTATGACGATGTTATCTAGCCCGTTACCAGAGGTGCTACGTAGATCATCCGTGCTTTTGAGAACCAGTATGTTGTTGTAGTTTTCAGCTAGATAGTCACTCAACGTCTGCTCCACTGATGTGCCCATATCCTCCATGGATTGTAAATTTGTCTTGAGTAGTTTGATCGTCCACTTGAACAACTCTCCCATGTCGTAGTTCACCAGCCCTAGTTTGTTAGCGATATACGCGCCAGCTAGAGTGGTAGCTGCTCCGGCAGACCAGAAACGATTTTCTGCTGTAAGCCCTGCTTTCTCATCAACCATGCGTTGAAACCTAAGCACGAGCTTCTTAACATCTTCTAAGTTCTGTATGACATATTGAATGTAGATTAACCCCGCATGTCCGTAATTATTCGTAAGGGCCATATCAAAACCATCGGTGTCTTTTTTGCTCTCAGTGTCGCTAAATACACGCTCCGCTCTCCACTCTAATATCCTCTGTGCCTCTGCTTTCGGCGCTTGCTTATCCGCCGCAATACGTTGAACAACACTTGCGTTACCAGTGGTAACACATAAGAAGTGCCATGACTCACCACGGAGGCGTTCTTGGTTAGAGCCGCTGGACATGCGACCACGTTGTTCCCCAGCAGATATTTGGTAAACCAAATTACTTAGCTGCTTTCCTTCTGTGTTACTCAATTCATCTATATAGAACGGTAGGTTGCGTAACAGTTCTGCACGGTTAAATTTGAACGCATCAGTAGCAGCTTCAGGTGTCATCATACCCTTTTCAGCTCCCCATACTGAGGACGCTACTCGTACGGCTGCGGACTTACCGCACCCACTCAAGTTGTTATGTATATGCAACGCGCAAGCATTCTGAGGCAAAAAACTCATCAAGGGAGAACCAAATGCTGTACACACGACATACTGGTGCATTACCAACTCAGGCCGCGTGTTGTAGAAATTAGCCATCTCTTTCCACGCTTCTAGCGTGCCTTTTGGTTGAAAGTACGAAATGTAAGCAGCGGTGGCTGTAGAGGGAGGGTTATGTTGAATACGGTCTGCGTGTATTTCTTTGTCGCCTAGAACGAAGGCGCTCATGCTATCGTCAGTCCAACCGAATTGTCGATGTGCCGTATTTGCTGTAACGGTAGCTTGTAATTCGTTTACCCAAGTAATCATATATTGCATCAAGTCGTCTATTCGTGGGACGGCGACACCTTGCATCGCCATGTTCTTTCTAAACTCTTCACGAGAAGTCATCGCCGTAAGCGGCATCGTGAACTCTCGCACACCGTCTTTGGGCAGATGTATTCTACAAACTACAGATTCGCCTGCCTCTGCATCCAGTAAGCGTTGCGTTATGTATACGTCATGGTGATATATGACGTGTTCATCGACCTCTCCGTCTGGGGTTATGTTCCTGACGTACACACCGCCGTTCTGACCGCGAAAGTATGGGCGAGGGTATAAAGGTATAACGTGTTGTGTAGAAACATCCTGACATGCCAACTTTCCAAGTAGCGTACCTTGACCTGTTTGTAGTTGCTGATCCTGAAAGTCATTTGCATATGTACCGTCTTCGTTAATTTCTGCTTCTGATACCCTACGTCCCAGTGTAATCGGTGAACTGATCTTGCCCCAGTGTGGGCAGTCAGTGCATATACCCCCTTCGTTTTCATCGAATGTAGTGCAACGGTACGGGCCTTTAATTAGATCCAACTTTTCGAGCGTTAGTTCTGGCGTATATTCGGGATGTTTCTCAGATATTTTCTGTGCGGCTTTGTCACCGTCTTCGCAAAACTTAGCGATGGACAACCCTGCTCTCCACATCGGCTCACTTGCTTCTGCTTGACCTTTGATTATACGAGCTAGTTGCTTACACCCTTTGTCGCTAGATGATTTTAAGAGAATGTCTTTGAAACTGTACTTGAGGTTCTGGATGATCGCTTCGCGTAGGTTGGCTGGCCCCTCTTCAGCTATGCGTTTCTGGGGCACTGGTATCGTGTCCAAACCTATTTTGCTGGCAAAGAAATCGAAGTTAATCGCGTTAGGTTTTTTATTGACGAGTTCTACTGGCGCTGGCGTTTCAGGTTTGTGGTTGTGTGTGCCCACTACCCGTAGCACTCGCGCAGCATCTGCTGGCACTGCTGGATCTATCTCTAATCCAAAGTCTCTACACTTGCGTTTGAACTGTTCGGCTACCGGCTTCCACTGCTCTACTGGTATAGATTCTGATAGAACCCAGTAGACGTGCATACCGCGCCCAGAGTTAACTATAAGAGGTTTTGGTAACTCCAAAGATGTGCAGAAATCTTGCAGCCTGCGTAGCGCCTCCCCCTGCGTGGCAAACCCTTTGCCTTCGGCTGCTTTATCTGCTCCGCAATCTAGATCTAGGAAAAAAGATTTAAGCTGTTTAACGTCTTCTGCTCGACGGGTATCTCTCGCAAAGTTGCCTAATGCGAAATAGGTGTCCCAACCTTCTGAGTCGTAGTAGTCAGCCGCCTCTGCTAGTTCATCCAGCGACTGAAAATATACTTGCCTATGTCTGCCTAATGTTGAGTTGCTCCGAAAGAGGACATACGTCCCCTCTGGGGGTAGCACCCAGTGTAAAAATTCTATCGTATTCATGCTTGCACCCAATGCCGAGGGTACGCTGTGACAGAGATGTCGGCGCATCTTTTTCGGGGAAAGGAGAACCCCTAGTCACAGCGGAGTGATTGTTAGTGGTTAGTCATCCCAACCTTCAACAATGGCACTCAGATCGTCGTCATCTTCCTTGGGTGCGGGGGCAGATTTCTTCACGACCTTTTTTGGTTCCTCTACTTGAGAGGTGTCTGGTTCGTCACCGAAAATGTCATCGCTATCATCTTCAGGCGCATCTATCGTACTACGAGTTGTATCACTAAACGGGTTATCAGGTTGCGCTACAAAGCCGCCGTTTACGACGCCGAAAGGCGAACGTGCCGCTAAAGGCTTGTAGTCGATGACTTGTACGCCGTTAATCCTCAAACTAACGCCATAACCGTTGATAGCGTATGGCACAAACGTAAATGCCACGTTTACAATGCTGCCTGTGGTCAGTTGGAAGTCTGACGGTAGCTTATTGTTTTGAGCATCGACTTGCAGTGGAGGCGTTGTCTTGTCGCTGCCGTATGCGCCTTTCAATCTGGCCTTACCTACCCAGCGACCATCTTCCTGCTTTTTCAGCGGGTTAGGAAACTTATCAGGCCAACCATCTTTTTTCTCAGCTTTGTAAGCGACAGCCATCGCCTTATGTAGCGCCTTAGCTTTCGTTGCATCCATGACAAAGGACATTTCGTATGCAGCATTGTCATCCAAAGCATCGCACTTCACAGAAGCACCTTTGCCGTTATTAGCCATTTGATCGAACTTGTATGTGGTATCGAGTTTTGGGTATAGAGCCTCGACGTTCTCTATCGTGTAGTACTTGTAATCGTCAGCCATATTGGTCTCCTAGTTGGCTATCGTGAACCCTTCAGTCGCAGTGAAGGGCGAACCTTCACGGTTGTGTGGTGTGATGTCGAAAGCGATTGCCGCTAACGTGTCATCTGCATCCACTATCTCTCTAACTAAAATCAGTTCCTGTTCTTCTAGTGGTCGTTGTGGGTAAAAGAACAGCTTTGGCACAGCACTAGCCGCATCAAAACTTATTCTCGTCACCACCGCTGCACTGGGCGTTCCATGCCCAGATAAAAATTTGGCGTACGCTTGTAGAGGCATGGAGCTTCTACCTACGGCCTTACCAAATATCGACGTGGCAGGTACTTGCAGTTGGTACACCGTATCTAACGCACGCTCTTCAACGATTGCTAGACGTTGACTAAATCTGCAAGCCCTACCCTGTCCGTCGCCAGATCCTCTTATGTTGTTAGCACAGTCCATACAACGTGCGCTCTGTTTCTGTCCATCTGGCACTTCGGGTGCGGGTCTCTGAGTATCGCTAGACCAACAAGTCGGAAAGCGTTTGGCGTTTGGATCGAAAGCATCTTTGTAATATGCGCGGGATACTCCTGCTGCATTCACGATGATTACGTCTATTGACCTGCTGTCCGGTTGGTGATCTAACCCAGTAAACTTGTTACCCAGTAAACTGACTCGACGCATTACACATCTTCGTCAGGATCAAAGTCAGTCGGGTTGAACCCTTCTTCTGCTGGTGCTCCCTCATCTGCGCTGCCTTTCAACAGAGCTTCTGCGATACTCGCCAGCGCAAATCTTTGAGTGTGCCCTATTTTGATGTAGGTATTCTCTGGTATGACCCCATCCCGAACCCATTTACGGGTCGTGGATAATGACACACCAAAGTGCTTCGCAACATCTTCTATGGGTACTAACTGCTCCATCATGCTTTCCTTATCGTTAGCGCATACTCAGAATCCACGTTCAATCCCTTCGGCAGTAAGTCAGGGTTCTCTTCCAGAAACTGCTTAATTGCTCCTTGGTGCAAACGCTTTTCAAGAAACTCTGGCACCGAATGCTCCATGATGAACTGGTGCATCGACTCCCAATCAGAAGTCCAATACCTTTGTTTTACGCTACGGTAAAACGTACCAGCATCAGTTTTAACGCTCTTGATGTCGTTCTCTTTCAGATACCCGAGCAACGCGCTCTTGATTTTATTTTGCTTACCGACAAGTTTCTCGTCAGCCTCTTTATATTCAGCGGATAGCTCATCCCTTGCTGCTTTCAGATTCAGGTAAGCCCGAGTCAGTTTCAGCACAGGTATGTCTCCCACGTTCTTCGCATCAGCCATGTTTTCGTCCTTCCATTGCCGAGAAAGACAATATAATGGTGAACTATGCGTTATTCAAGTATTTCCTTGTAAAGATCAATAATTTTTGTATGTGTGTCTATTTTGTTATCTAGAAGTGCGTATACGCGCTTTTCTATGTGCGATCCTCGTAACTGTACAATCGTACATTTGTGATCCTGTCCTGCTCTGTGAATACGAGCGTTCGCTTGTGCGTAAGTCTCCACCGAACTGGTTGGCCCCCACCACACGATTGTGTTCGCAGCGGTTAACGTAACGCCGTGCGCTGCCGCTTGCGGTTGAATGACCAGCACTCGTGGGGTATCTGTTTCTTGGAACTCTTTGAAGATGCGGGTGCGATCACTAGCCTTGACTGCCCCGCTGATAATCTCGGTAGGTATCTTGTCTTTACGTAGCTTCTCAGCAAGCAGTGTGATCGTGTGTTTGAACGGTACAAATATCAAAACTTTCTTACTGGATTCGTCAATCACCTCGCGCAGAACCTTGTATCTGTGCTTGATGTCAAACTCCACCACCTCTTTATCGTCGGTGTACACCGCACCAGAACTTATCTGTAACAGCTTATTCATGTTGACCGCCGCTGTAGCTGCTGTGACGGTTTCCTCTGCAGCTTCCATGACCATACGATTTTTTAGTTCTTTGTAGTATTTATCCTGCTGACGAGTGC